CATTAAGACCCCCCACTACTAACCTAGTAACTAGTAGCGACAGGTACTGGTTGCTGGTTAGGAGGGGGTGGGTCTTGTATTTGGGGGGCAGCATTGGAGTATACCCTCGTATATTTAATTTCTATAAAAGAGGAGGTATAGTTTCTGGGTTCTGGGATTTTGGGTACTGTATATTTTAAAAAATACAAAAAGAGAAGAATAGTATAGTAACTAGTTACTAGTATCTTAGTAACTATTCTATTCTATTCTTTTTTATTAACTTTAGTAATTTTAGTTACTAGTTCCTGGGAGATAAATTATACAAATTACAGATTAATACTGTCAAGGGAAGAATAATTCCTGAAATAAAAAACCCCCATAAGTTGGAAGCCATCCTTATGGAGGTTTAGAGGGAATCAAAAAGTTGATAGGAGATAACTAATGATTCGAGGTTATTGTATCACAGTGTGTAAAGGGTGGTGGAAAGACACAGATTAGTCTAGGGCAACGTACTGAACGGATTGGTCAATGGTGGTGAGGCAAAGCACCACGCCCTAGTTTCCGTTTCCACCTCGTTTATGCTAACATGATTTTTATGGTTAAGATAAGAGGTTGTAGTAAGTGTTTGGGGGCAACTATGCTTACGGATGATGGGTATAAATGTATTATTTGTGGTTATACTGATTATTCAACTGCTCCACCTTACAAGATAAAAAGAAAAAAATCTAATGATGGTATTGAAGTAGATACGATTGTTGTTCGTAAGAAAGGTAAAAAGAGTTTACAAGACAGTAAATTAGTCTATGTTATGACTTTTACTAACGGATATGGCAATATTGCTCTGAGATATGAGATGAGATGTCCATATGATGGTTGTGGAGAACGCTGTCAGTCTAGTAAATACCCAAATTTAGGTAAATATAAGTACAAATGTAGCAACAAACACATATGGTATCTTATAATGGAGGACAACGAACCAAGTTATTGGCAGTAATTGGAGTTGATTATGGCAAAGAAACGTACCTATAAGTCTGCAGCATGGACTAGAAAGGCTGGTCAGAACCCCAAAGGTGGACTTAATAAGAAAGGTAGAGCATCTTATAAGAAACAAACTGGTGGTACGTTAAAAGCTCCTGTTAAATCAGGGGACAATCCACGCAGAGCATCATTCCTAGCTAGGATGGGGGCTTCTAAAGGACCAGATAAAGACTCTAAAGGTAAACCAACACGTAAACTTTTGTCTCTACGTGCATGGGGTGCAAGTTCTTCTGCTGATGCAAGAAGTAAAGCTCGTGCTATCAGTGCCAGAAACAAAGCTAAGAAGTCTAAAGGTAAAAAATAATGGCTAAAAGAAAATCTAAAAAAGGTCTTTATGAAAATATCCACGCTAAACGCAAAAGAATTAAAGCAGGTTCTGGCGAAAAGATGAGAAAGGTTGGACAGAAAGGTAGACCTACAGCTAAAGCGTTTAAAAAATCGGCTAAAACAGCCAAAGGAAAAAGATAATGCCTAAAGGAAAAGGTACATACGGCTCAAAAAGAGGGCGACCACCTAAAAAAAATAAAAAGAAAACTATGAGAAGGTAATTATGGCTAGTAACGCTGTCCCTGATATGCCAGGTAATAATCCTGAAGCAATCAAAGCTAGACAAGATTTATTTTTATCAGCGTTTGAAGAGTACGGAACTATTGCTCGTGCCTGTGAAGAAACAGGTATAGGTAGAAGTACGTATAAACGTTGGAAACGAGATGATAAATTTGATTTTATTAGTAGATTTAATGACGTTAAAGAAAACTTTGCCGAAGATATAGAACTCACACTGTTTCAAAGAGCTAAAGACCCTAAGTCTAACCCAGTTATTCTAATATTTGCACTCAAAGGTCTACTACCTGATAAGTATAAAGACAATGCACAGGTAAATGACGAGACTGCTAAAGATATTATGAAAGAACTTAAGACTAAATTTAGAGGTATTAAGTTTGATGAAAGCGAAAGTGCTGATACTAAAACAGCACAACAACAAGCAGAAGATATATTAAGAGGCAAAAGTGGAGAACAATAACAGCAACGCATCTGTTAATGAACTAGCTGATTTTATTTATGACAAAGTAGATTTTGCTCCAACTGATTTACAAAAACCAATACTGAAGTCTAGGAAAAGATTTATCTTGGTAGCTGGTGGTGAACAAGCTGGTAAATCTATGGTAGCTTCTAAATATCTGCTAGGTAGATTCCTAGAAACAGACGGAGAAGGTCTGTTCTGGCTAGTTGCTGCCGACTACGAACGTACCAGAGCTGAGTTTGAATACCTAGTACAAGACTTTGCTACCCTAGGACTACTAAAAGAATCAACTAAAAGAGTAGACCCAGGTAGAATTGTACTGGCAGACGGCACAAGAATAGAAACAAAGTCTGCTAAAGACCCAAGAACACTAGCTATGAGAGCACCTAATGGCATCATTGGTTGCGAAGCATCACAGCTAGACCTAGAAACTTTTCACAGACTACGTGGTAGATGTGCTCCAAAGAAAGGTTGGATGTTTTTAGCAGGTACTTTTGAAGGTTCACTAGGTTGGTATCCACAAATGTACCAGTCATGGCAACACTCAGCATCAATAGACGAACAAGCGTTCTCGTTACCTAGCTACTCTAACCAGTATCTGTACCCAGGTGGCAGACAAGACCCAGAGATATTAGCACTAGAACGAGCTAGTTCAGATGATTTCTTTTTAGAAAGAATAGAAGGTATACCTAGCCCACCACAAGGACTGGTATTTAATGAACTGAGAGCTGACATTCATGTGCGTGACGTAGAGTACGAACCAGATATACCTGTACATATATGGATAGACCCAGGTTACTCAGAAGCATACGCCTGTGAAATAGTACAGATAGTTAATGACCAAGTAAGAGTGATAGACGAAATCTATGAAAGGAATCTGGTTACAGATGAAATTATAGATATAGCACAATCAAGACCTTGGTGGAGAGATGCACAGTTCGGAGTTATTGATATCGCAGGTTATCAACACCAAGCTATGGCTGCACCCGCAGAAGTATGGTTAGAACGAACTGGTATCTATTTTGACTCAGAAAAGATTAGAATTAACGAAGGAACTGAAAGATTAAAGTCGTTTCTAAAGACTGACCCAGTATCTAAAACAGAACCTATGATAGTATTTAACCCAAAGTGCGAAGGAATATTATCAGAGTTTGGCGTTAAACCTAATCCGTTTGACGGACAGACTCGTGCGTATAGATGGAAGATGGACAGAGATGGTAATATTGTGGGACAAACACCTGAAGATAGATACAATCATGGTGTTAAAGCAGTAATTTACGGATTAATTAATCGTTATGGGTATGGTTATATTACCGATAATAAGACTATAAAGGTTAGGCAGTGGTAAATGGCTAATTACAAACCAGAGGAAATTATATCGCTAGTAGATAATCATTACGACTTAACAGAACCTATGCGTACACGCATGGATGATGACTACGATTTATATAGATTAGAAGAATTTGACGCAGGTGAAGGCTACCAGTCTTACACCTCAAACGAACCTATGGTATACGCAGACAAACTTATTTCATGGCTAACTTCTGCTGAAATGGTAGTACGTGTACCTTACAATAACTCAGACAGAGAACAGCGTGAAAACAATGACGCTAAAGAAAAATTTTTAATCGGCATTTTAAAATCTGCTGATGAAAGACTAACTAACAGATTACAACCTACAGTAAGAAAACAACTATCTTGGTACATCACACTACGTGGTTGGTACTCAGGTAGAGCCTTACTGGTTAAAAATAAAAACGGAGAGACATATGTCGATATTCAACCTTGGGACCCGCTCCATACTTATTGGGGTGAGGGTGCTGATGGCTTGTCGTGGGCTTGTTATAAATCTAAAAAATCTCCTTCGGAAATTAAATTAACTTACGGAAAGAACTTAGGTTCAGTTGATGATACAGATGAACCTATTGATGTCTATGATTTTTATGACAAAGAAGACAACATTGTTTGTACTGACACAACTATTTTAAAGAAAAGAACTAAACATGGAGCTGATGAAGTCCCAGTATTTCTTGGACCAGTAGGCTCAACCCCCATGATTCAAGCTATAACAGATACTAGAAACCAAGATACCATAGAGGATTTTGGTGAATCATGCTACAAATCAACCAGAGACTTATTTGAAAAACATAATTTTATGATGAGTGTTATGTTAGAACTTGTAGCTCGTTCACGAAGACAAGGATTAAAAGTTAAGTCTCGTGACGGAACTAAAACACTAGAAGAAGACCCATACAAAGAAGGCTCAGAGATTGCTCTTGGTCAGGGAGAAGACGTTGAACCTCTAGGACTATTAGAGATGGCTAGAGAGTCAGGCGTATTCATGGGACTTGTATCTGGTGAAATGCAGAGAGGTGGATTACCACACTCTATTTATGGACAATTAGAATTTCAATTATCAGGGTTTGCAATAAACACACTAAGACAAGGTGTTGAGTCACAACTTGCACCTAGACTACAGTCACTTGAACGTGCGTATATGTGTATAGCTAAAATGATTACAGACCAGTATCTTACTGGTGCGTTTAAAGCTGTTGAAGTTAGTGGTAAAGACAGGAACAGAATGTATTTCTCTGAAGAAATAACTGTCGATATTATTAAGAACGCAGGTGACCCTGAAATAGAATTTATCGGTCAGTTGCCACAAGACGATATGACAAAGATGTCAATGGCACAGATGGCACGAGAAGGACAAACACCACTCTTGTCAGATACATTTATACGTGACCATGTACTTGGTTTGCAGTCTGCTGACCAGATGGATGACGCAATTAACGCACAGATAGCAGAAAGAACTTTACCTGAAGCTACACTGTGGACAATGTTACAGGCAGCACAGAGACAAGGCAGAGATGATTTAGCTAAGTTCTATCAAGGTGAACTTGAAAGATTATTCTTAGTTAAAGGAATGGAACAGGCACAGATGATGCAACAGGCTGGAGCAATGGCTCAAGGCGTAGCTCCACCACAACCACAAGGTGGTCCACCACCACCACAAGGAATGGGTGGTCCAACTGCTTCCCCTCAAGTAATGCCTGATGCTATGATGGGTGTACCACCTGTAGCTCCGACTGCTCCTGTAGGTCCATCAGTTCCACCCGGAACTCCTAGACCCGGAGCTCAAGACCCAGTTACAAGATTAGAACAAGAAGGATTGATACCACCAGAGGAAGGTGCATAAATGGGTTATTTTGATGACTTTTTAGATATGGGTGACACTCAGCCAATAAAAGTTGATGACCTTCCTGACGCTTTTGAAAGTTTAGCTGAACTTAGTGGCTTGCCACCAGATATTGCAGGTAACGCTATAACAAGTGCTTTAAAGGGACAAAAGAAACAAAATACTTCTACTACACCTTTAACTAGTGCATTAGCTAATCTTGACCCTAATGACCCTTCAACTGCTCGTGCTTTATCTAATATGGATTTACCATTTGATTTAATAAACCAACTCCCTGGTTTGCCAACGACTATGGATTTTGCACAAAAATATGGGTTTGATATCCCTAGTAACATATCAAATTTAGACCCTGTTAGAGAAAGAACAAGAGAACTTGAATTATTAGCATTACTAGACCCTAATCAATTTAACCCTACATTACCACCAGTTAATCCACCAATGTATGACCCAATTGTACCACCACCATTAGTACCACTTGACCCATTAACTGCTCCTCAATATGCTGGCTCTTACCAAGCCCCAGCATTAACTTTAGAAGAACAGATTCAACAGGACTTGGCAGCAATATCAGATGGAAGTGCTCCAGCACCAGCAGGTGCAGGTGGAATATTATCTGATGTTGTAGGTGGTTTTTATGATTGGCTGACTGGAGATAACCAAATAGTTACAACTAAAACTGGACAAACACAATCTGTTGACAGAGATTTAGTATTTAAACCTGATGTTACTGGTGATTATCAAGAAGGTGGAATATTTGGTGACTATGTTACACCTGAAGAATTTGCTAAAGACCCTGAAGCTGAAGAAAAAGCCAGAAGTGCATACTTAGCATCAAGATTTGCTCAAGGACAATCTCAAGCATTTAGTACTGCAGCCCCCAATGTTAATATTCCTTTTGGTGGAAACCAAAGAATGGGTGGATATAACTTAATAGGTTTATTAGACCAAAGACCACAATCAATAATTTCAAGTCAAGTACCACCAATATCTACTAGAGGTGGTATAGATGAAGGTGCAGATAGATTTGCAGGTATTGATACACCTACAGGATTACAAGGTAGAGATAGAACTATTGGAACTACTGGAAGAACTGCAGATAGTAGAGGTCGTTTAGATGAAGGTGTTGAACCTGTTGAACCTAAACCAGTTGATGTAGATTCTGATGATGCAGAAGCTATAATAGCCCAACCAGAGTTATTAACTGTAGAATCAAGAGTTAATAATAAAAATAAAACTGGAACTGAAGGCAGAACAGAAGCATTTGATAGAGATGGTAATTTAATTCCAGAGGGTCAAAGTAAAATAGGACAATCTCTTTATACATTTCATAATGGAAGTTGGAAATATAGAGGAGAAAGTGGCAACATAACTGAGACTGATGAACAATTTTTTGCTCGTCTTGATGACCAAACAGAAGATGTTCCATCAGCTCAACCATCAGCTCCAGGAGCTCCATCTCAATTTCCAATAGCTCCATCTTTTCAACCAACTATAAACCAATTTGGACAGCCAGTAGTACAAGCTACAGGACAACCAATGCAACAAGTTATGAGAGCTCCTACTACATATGGTGAAGTGTTGGGTGGTACTCCAATGCAACCAATGACTACAACAGGTGGATTTTATGATGACCTATACCAACAGTCATTATCTCCAGTAGATGCTTTTAAAGCATATCAGTTATCTCAATTCCCTGGTGCTTCTTTAGGTAGTAGATTGGCTGCACAAGATGCGTTAGGTACAGGATTTGACCCAGCGTTTGGTAGATTCTTACTTGGTAGTGCGTCAGGCAGAATAGCTCCACAGGAAGGAGCAGAT